CCTTGGCATGGCGGATGCCGCCCTCGCGGGTGCCGCGCATCTTGTCGCGCCCGTTCGTGAACGTGATCACGAACTCGCGCAGCGTGTTGGGGTCGCGCATCTGCAGCTCGTCGTGGCAGCACGGCAGATTGCCCAGCGCGGCCAGAGTCAAGAATTTGGTGACGCGATTGTCGTAGACGGTCAGCGCCAGGCCGTCCTTCATGCCCCACACCGAATAGGCGCCGACCAGCCCGGTGGTCTTGCCAGTCGAGCTCTCGCGGTTGACCAGCGATAAGATCGCGCCGCCTTCGACCACATCCAAAAATCGGATCAGCGGCGACGCGAACGAGGCCAAGAGCGCGACCGCCTGCGGCTCGCAATCTTTGGCAAACAATGCATTGGCGGCCTTGGCCCAACGCTCGAGCCCGAACGCTTCGCGGTTGTGCTTCGGGGCGTTGCAGCCGGGGCCTAGCCAATTGTTGCGGATTTCGAGCTCGGGCGAGCCCGGCACCTCGAGCTCGTCATCCTTCAAATAAAGCTTGCGGCCGAACAGGAACGCGGTGTCGTCGTTCTTCCAGCCGTATTGGTCATAGCGGATCTGCAACCGGCCCTCGCTGTAGTACATGTCCACGGCCTTGCGGAGATAGAGTTTAAAATAATCGCCGCTGTGGATGTTAATGCCAAACCTGGCCAGCTCGGCAATGCCGGTCGGCCCGACCAGGACGCGAAACGGCACCACCACGGTGAACCATTTCCGTGCCGGTAGCCAACACGTGAAAGTCAGCGAGTGATCGGGCTGCACCTCCTCTTGCGCGACATCGGCGATATGAATCGGGTAACTCGATATCAGGTGCTCCTGCGGCTGCTGGTCTTTCTCGGTGATAAACAGCAACTGGCCGTTCTTGCCCCAGGCAAACGATGCCGGCAGCCGCGGCAGTGTTACTCTTGCTTCGGCTGGTAGGGGCGCAACTGGTTCGGGTTTAGCGATACCAAGCGCAATCGGGGATTTGATCTGTTGCCAGAAGGAGCAGGCCTCACAGGTGGTGGGATTGAGCTCGTGGAACCTCGCGCACGTAGTTGCTCCAGAAAGTCGGCGCGCCTGCGCAAGCTTTCGATCAGTCTCTTCAGCTGTGTATCTTGCATCTCCAACGGACCACTCGTGAGCGTACCGATCGCCATCGTGAGCAAATGCAAGCACTCCCAAACATCCATACCAGGCGGTTTGGGACATGACGCCTTTGGTGTCACGCATTGCGCGAACTTGCGCGCATCGATCAGCAATTTGCTCGCACTGCGCAAGAGCGAAATCGCCAGATCCAAATGCATGTAATCCTTGTATGAGGGTGTCCGGTTTTTCTCGTCGGAGGTAGTCGGGACATTCGGCGAATCCATGATCGATATCCTTGGCATTTAGCAGATGAGCAAACAGCTCGAGCTCGTAGCGCGGGACAATATTGCCTTGAACCACCTCGAGCGGCGTGGCTTCTTTGCGGTGATGCGTACCCGGGGGACGCAGGATAGACGCAGCGTCACACGAGCGTGCCGGGTCAAATAGTAAACCTTCTTGATGCAGTACGGCGCGAAGGCCCTTAGCGTAAGCAAGCCATTCGCCTGCAGGTAACGCAACCGCCAGCGGCCAATAGAGATGCAGACCACGGCCGGAACAGACGAAAAGCGGCACTGGCAGCTTGAGGCTTTTACATGCAGCAACAACAGCACGAACAGCTGCCATTGTGTCTGGATAAGCCTTGCCCTGGCCGGCATCGACATCAGCCCATAGGGCTCTGACCCAAGCGACATTAGTTTGCTTGCGGCTGGTCTTGGCCTTGTAGCTTGAGCAGGCATGGTAGACCGTCTCACCGCCTTCATCGGTCTTCGCCATAAAGGCGGCCAGTTCGACGTTGGTCTTAAAGAAAAAGTTCGTTTTATATTCTTGAACGAAGCAGCAGCGGAAACCTTCATCGGGGAGAATCAAATCGAGGAAGGCGAGCATGCTGGTCATGTCTTAATTTTTCTATGTAACCAGGGCGCGTAAAATGGTCGACGTCAAAGGGCACGGGGAACCCTTTTCGCATTCCGATCAGTTTCTCTAACAGCGCCAGCTCGGCCAGGAATTTTTCGTTGCGGGGACCATGAGGGGTGACTCCGAATTGGACCCAATTACGTACGGTGGGATAGCTGCGGCCGAACCATATCGCGAGGTCGGCCACAGTCATCCTGCCACCCTTCATGCAGGCCTTCAAACGTGCCTGGGTATTCATGTGATCGGCTTGATCGCTTTGGCGATATCCAACTGGAAATCACTTGGGGGCGGTTGCGGTTCGGCAATGCCGAATTGTGGCCCGGCGCCTTGACCTTGGGAGGTGGGCGCCGGGCCCTCCGGTGGACCTTGCACAGACTGCACCGGAGATTGCGCAGGGCGGCCGCGTTTGCGCCTGGGAGGCTCGCTGGCAACGGGTGGGCGTTGCTGTGGTCCAGGCTGTGGGGCCGTGGCCTGCGCGAATGCTGAGGCAATTGTAGCCTGTTGCGGGGCTACTGGCGGTGGAACGAAGGCGACCGGCGCCGCGCCACCATTAGTCGCCGGGGCGAGCGGTTGGGATTGATCGCGCGGCTTATCGTTACGACCGACCAGACCATCGGTCGATCGCGCCTGCCAGATCTTGTCCTGCAGTTGCGCGACCCGCTGGTCGATCAGGTCAAGATGATGGAACTGCAGGATGCCGATATGGTCGGGCTCGAAATAGATCCGGGTTACGACATCGGTGGGGTCCATCGGGCGGGCGCCTAGCTGGTGGCGCATGACTTTCTCCACATAGGTCGCCCAGTTGCGATGGCTCGAGCCCTTCAGCCGCAGCAAAAATACCCAATCGTTATTGAGCATCGGCACCACGAAGGCGAGTTTCTTTACGTCGTCGCAGGCTTTTACCTTGTTGCCCAAAGCGTTGGTCTTGGAGCCCCAGACATTCTGCGGACAGGTGGCGCAGATGTCGTTCTGCGGCCTGGCCGCCGCGGTCGACGGCGCGGTGCCGTTGTCGCTCCAGCAATCCGGCGGGGTGAACCGGTCCTGCCCCGGGTTATAGGCATTGGCATAATAGACCTTGGACATGACCTGGTTGGAATCGACCAGCACGGCATCCAGAAACATGCCCTGCGGCGAGCCCTGGACCGGCATAACCTCCCCGGTCTGGCTGTTCACATGGGTAAAGATCGGCCCGAATGTTGGCGGATCGAACGAGGCACCGCTGGTGTCGTACAGCGTGAACTTTTGGCCTTCGATCGATATGTAGGGAACCGGCGGGGCGCCCATGCCTTCGGTCGATTGCTGGCCTAGTTGCCGGCGGTTGCCAGCCAGGTAGTTCGGGGCGGGAAGATTATTGTCGGTCATGGTTATGCCTTTCGGAAGCGGACGACGGTTTCGAAATTGACGTGCAGCCCGGGCGGGATGACGCCGTTAGGGTGCGCCGCGTCCTTGGATTGCTCGATCACATGCTTGAGGGCTTCTTTGCCAACACTGGCAGTCAGCAAGTCTTTGCCAATTGTGTCGTAGTGGTCAATGGCAAAACGATGAAAGGCCTGCTTGTCATCGGTGCGGACTTGCATCGTTAGTTCCTTATACGCGGTGCCGGCCTCGGTGTTGGAGTGCTCGGCATTGCGCTCGTTCAATCGCGCCAGCATGGCCTTCTCGATCACCTCCATGTCGTGCTTGAACGGCTTCACTTTAGTGTCAAATTCCTCTTGCATGCGTTTGATGTGATCGCGCCGCGCGATATACGATTCGATCAGCGTGAGGTCGGTCGGCCCATTCACAGTTCGCGTTGTTTGATCCATGACAGCATCACTCCCTGCAGCGTTTCGCTTTTTTGGACTCTTCTAAAAATTTCTCGCTCAAGTGCCGTCGCGCTGAGACACACGACAGTGACGGGAAAGCTTTGGCCAGGGCGATGTGCTCGCTTATTGCCCTGCAGCCACAGCTCAGCCTTATCGGTCGGCCCGTACCAGCAGACGCTGGTGGCGCAAGCGAACTCGTTGATGCCATGAGCCGTTGCTGCGGGGTCGCATACAGCGACCTTAAGAGCGTCATCCGCTTTGAAGGCGGTAAGGGCGCGATCGCGATCCTTGATGGGGACTTCGCCATTGATCTTGATGACGCCATAGCCGGCCTCCGTCAGGTGCGCCACCAGGAGGTTGACCACGCTGGTCAGCGGCACAAACACCAGAACCTTCTTGGTAGCCTGCTCGATGACCTCCTCGAGCGCCTTGAGCCGCGGGCTCGAGTCGATGGTATGGGCCAGGTGGCTCTCGTCGTAGATCGCGCCCTGCACGATCTGCAGCGCCTTGCCGCGCATCGCGGCCTCGTTGGCCGGCGTGATCTGCTGCGCGTTGACTTGCACGCTGAGCTCGCGCTTGAGCTCGGCCAGGAGGTCGCGCTGCCGATCGCTGAGCATGACATCGCGCGCCTGCACCGTCATCGGCGGCCCGTCCCAGATGTCCTCGATCGCGAACCGGATCGCCGGCTGCAACAATTTGGCCGCGGCCGCGTAAGAGCCGTGCGCCGGCATCCATTTGAATTTGGAGACTTGCACCATGGTGCGGCGATGGAAGTCGGTGTACGACTCGCCGCCGGCATTGTTCACCAGGCGCGCCAGTCCATAAGCGTCGGTAGGGGCATTAGGGCAGGGGGTACCGGTGAGCAACCAAAGATAAGGCATACGTTGGGGGTGATACAGAACGCTTGCCACCCGGTGGCGCCCGGTTCGCCGATCGCGATATGCTGATGCCTCATCAACGATCGCAATCTTGATGTCGTGGCGGGCGTACAGGTCGGCTGAGAGTCCACCGAGGTCAAAACGACGTCTGGTCTTGGCCCCGATCTTAAGGCCATCGGGATTAATAAGATAAAAATCGGCAGGCTTCGCCAACAGCTCACGCCGTTTCTCCGCATTGTTGTGATGCACGATCACGCATGACCGCCGGCTCATAAAATTGGTGAACAGCGCATCGCCCCAGACCCGCTGCAACGTGGTCAGCGGCGCATTGATCAGGCAGCGGCACTGGCCGTTCGCGTATTGCTGCATGATGTAATCGGCAGCCCACAGCGCGGCCAGCGTCTTCATCGTGCCCATGTCGGACAGATTGAAACTGCGCGCGTGCAGCACCAGAAAGTTCGCCATCAGCTTCTGCGCTTCAGTCGGACGATCAATGAGTGGACCGTGAGGCCAGTCGTATTTGTCCATGACCGGCGCGACAGGTAGATTGAGCCATCGCAATAGCTGGCTGTTACGCAGAGTGCGCGGTACAGCAATCGCGTGAAAACGGACCCGCAGCGCGTCCTCAATAGCGCCAAGAACCTTGACATATGTCTGCTCATCGTAGCCTCGATAGACCAGATAATTTTGGTACTGATAAAATTCCGGCTGCATTGTCATTGCACCAATCGATAACGGCGCTCGCCGCGGATATGACCGACCGACTGGACGCGCGATCGTGATGGCCACGGTGCGCCAAGCCACTCGCCGACCACGCGCTCGCCGGTGAGCTCGCGGTTAAGCAACCAGATGTGCGCCTTGACGGTATTGCGCTTGGGCGCATCTTGCGGATGGACCCACCACACCGCGGCGTGCAGCTCGGCGACGGTGCGCGGCCGGCGTTTCAGCAATTGGTAGATTTGCTGGCGGATTTTAATAGCCACGACGATAGTCCTTCGATGATCTCACCGGAGCTGCCGGCGAAGATCGCGCCACCGGCCTCGAATATCGAATTGATGGTGGCGCGCTGCCGCGCCGTGAACGAAGACGGCCGGTAGCCTTCCTTCTTAACTTCAATCCCAACGAACTTGCCGCCAACACAAGCCAGGCAGTCGATCGTGGCGGCGCCATAGCCGGTCTGAACTGGCCAAAACTGATAAGCACCAATCGACGCCAAATATTTCCTGATCTTGGATTTTTCATAGGCTTCCGGCGTCATGCTTGTGTTCCCATTTCAGATAACGCCGCCAAACATCGGGCAATATATCGATGCATTCCTGGCAAGCGCCGCGACGATTAAGGTAAATCTTGAGAGCTTTCTGGCTACGAATATTGAGCGGGAAATTGCGATCATATCTTGCATCGCCGATGAAATCGCCAACCGGGTCATCGGTCTTTCTGGCTACATTAATCCAATGATGAAAACTCACTGTCGTGTCTCCGTGCTCGGCGCATTCGTGCCGATCTGGACCTCGTCGCCGAACGACATGTCGAGCACCGCCTTGACCATGGTCAACGGCACATAGAACTGATCAGTGAGAATCATCCCCAGCGATCGCGCACCGTGCATGAACTGCGGCAGACTGAACCCCGGCGGCTTCTGAAAGTTCAGGAACGAACCGTCAGCGAAAATAACGCGGATGTGCGGGTCAGGCATTTCTCGTCGCCTTGGAAAACCGTGCCGAATAGCCGGCCACAACTAGAGCTGTGCGGATGTCGGACAGACTGGCCATCGGCCCAATATTGTCAGCGATGTAATCAACTACATTGCCGTCATCCAATTTGCAGCCGTCGTTGTCGGCGATCGTGATCAATTGGCGGATATTGTGTGCGATATCGATAAGCAGTGTCATAGGCCACCTCCCAAGGTTGCAACCATGAGCATAATGACAAGGATGGCAATGTCAACGGGGCTATTCGGTCCAGGGATAGATAATTTCGACCTCGTCTACGTCGGTCTGGACCTCGAGCTCGCGGGCCAGCGCCGGGCTCAGGTCGGTGAATCGCCCCAACGAGGCGTGCGGACCCCAATCGACCGGCTCGGCCAGCGCGTGCTTGCCGGTCTTGCGGTTGCGCACCAGGGCCTTGTCGTTACCGCCCAGCTTGTCCTTGGTGGTGAGCGGGTTCTCGTAGTCGAACCGGCAGGCGAAATAGAACGACTCGTCGGCGTTCAGGCGCCGTGCCAGTCCGGTGGTCGAGGGCGGCTGATGCGGCATGAACAGGTGGGCCTTGTCGGGGTTCTCCGGCGTGACGCCGTGATCCTCCAGCGCGATGCCCTCGGACGGGGAGACGCCGGTGTCGGCCGGGCCGCCGAATGTCGAGCAGGTGCCGAAGCCGCGCACCGTGTCCGCGACTTCATGCGGCACGATCGATCGCACGATGGCGCTGCACAGCTGTTCAAAATATTTGCTATACAGCTCGACGTCCTTTTGCGCATCAACAAAACAACATTCAATCAGCACCGCACCCAGCGAGCCGGTGGTGCCGTTCAAGAAATACAGATCCGGCCGGTAGTGCGGTCCGCGGTTAATCAGCCCGGTGCTTTGCGAGATCGCGGTGCAGATCTCGTCGGCCAACACCTCGCCCTGGTCGCTGATGAACAACGATTCCGTGCCGCGACCGCCTTCGGTATAAACATAGGCATTGAAATGGACAGAGAGGTCTAATCGATCGGCGCTCTGGTAATCGTTATGATGCGAGACGATCCACTCGAGATTGGCGGACTGTGAGGTCGAGACATCGTCGTGGAGCTCAACGACCTCGACGTCGTTGTCCTCAAGCAGCTCCACGACACGCGACACAACTTTTCTAGCCTCGGTGACCTCGTCGATCAGACCTGTGGCACCACGCACATACTTGCCGTGCCCGCTCGAGATCACCACCAACATTTGCTTCACTCCGCGGCTTGCTGCTCCTCGGGCAGCGGGCGATATTTCTTCTGCAAAAACTCGCCGATCTCCATCTCGATCTTGCCGCCGACCTGGCCACCGGTCGTCTCCATGGCCTTGATCATGGAGTCGCGATAGCCGGCGATAAAGTCGGCGCCCTTCTCGAGATCTTTGTGGATGCTCGACAACAACTGCATTGCCCGCAGCACATATTCATACGAATGATCGAGATACTCGATTACGTACTGCATCTTTGGTTTAACGATCTTCGCTCCATTCCCGTTCGTGGTTTCGTCAGTCATAGCTAACCCCTCATTTATACAGTGCCTCGATCGCGGCGATCGCCGCATCGATCAGTTTCTTCTGGTCGTGCAAGTCGGCCAGCACCAACAGATGCGGCGGGACAATCTTCGCTTTGTCAGCTTTGTCTTTCGCATCTGGCGTTGGTGCTGACCTTGGCTGCCGCCGTAGCGCCGGCACTGGCTCGGCTGGCGCCTTGCTGTCGAACCCGGGCGCCACGCCGTGGGCCCGTTGCAAGACAAACGGCGGTCTATCTTCGGACATCACTTAAGCCTTGGGCGCCGCGGCTCCCGGCGGTCGCGGCTTGCCGCCACTCGCAGGATTCCAAACCCAGCCATACATCGGCGACCATACCCAGCCCGGCACATCGGGATTCTCCGGTGGCGGGTAATAGATCGGCGGCGACACGACGCCAGCAGGTGGCCAGACCGTTGGAGGCGGACCACCGGGCGCGATCGGATGCGCCGGATAGCCTGGGCTTGGCCAAATACCCGGCGGCTGCGCAGGCGGATAATAGATCGGCGGTGCAACAGACACCGGCGGGTAATAGATCGGTGGCGACACTGTGCCAGGGGGCGGCCAGATCCCTGGAGGTGGCCCGCCAGGGGCGATCGGGTGCCCCACGCTTGGGCCGCCCGGCATCGGCCCGCCGCCCACGCCAACGTCGCTGTAGACCATGATGCCGGTAATCGTTACGGGTATTCCAGCCATTGCAGTCCTCCTTCGGGTTAGGGCCTCTGCCCATGGTGCACTAAAATTCCCCTCACCTCGCCCCCCGGCGTGCGATGAACAATTAACGTGTGAGCATGACAGTGATGCCGCGCCGGATCGCAGGGCGGCGGCGCTACTTGATAATTGGCCAGATAGTCGATCGCGCCGAGAACGTCCTGCTGATAGGCCGGGTCGGTGTCGGCCTGCAGATGCTGCGCGCGACGCTCGATCTGGGTCAGCCGGCGGGCGCCGGACCATTGCTGGGCGCCCAGGCCGCCGGTGGCCCAGGAAAACGTGTTCTGGCCATAGCCGATGTTGCGGTTCAAATTATTGACCACGCCACCGCCGCACCAGATGCTCGGCTGCATGCCCAACACTTCATTGACGTTGCCCCTGATAGCATTGGCCACCACCACGGAGGCGTTCGCGCCGCAACTATAGCCGTAGAGCGCGATGCGCACCCGGCGATCGGCCACCTTGGCCGCGTTTATCTGATCAAAAACAGCCTGTGTCTCGTAGTAATTATAAACTGCCACGCTGGTCACGTTGGGGATGTGCCGCGCCTGCTCGGCGATCTGGTCCACACCCTGCGACCAAGCCTCGAAGCCGGCACCGCGAAAGCCCCAGACCTTGGTGCCGGCCTCGGCCGGCGACGTTAGCATGATCGCTAGTGCATAGAGCACAGCTCTCATAACGCCTTGTCCTTCAGCCGGCTCTCACGGCTCTTGCCGGCCTGCTTTAGCGCGATCGCCACCGCCTGTTTGCGGCTCTTGACCTTGGGCCCCTTCTTGCTTCCCGAGTGCAATGTCCCGCTTTTGAATTCGTGCATGATCTGGCGAACCTTGTTTTTCTTCTTCGCCATCTCACATCTCCTTGTCCTCAAGCCGCCGCTCGAGCGCGCCCATGCGGCGCATCGCGCCAGGCCGCGGCATCCCACCGCGCTTAAACATCCCGCCAGGCCGGCCGCGATCCGCCGGCTGACGACCCTCGGTCGGCACCGATCGCGCTGCCTTCGCCGCCGTGCCCTTCGACGGCACTACCTTCTTGCCCTTGCGCGTCGCGCCCTTCACACCAGACATCAACGGCTTCATCAGCCCTTTCGACTTCTTCCTCTTTGCCATGATGGCCTCCTATGCTGCGTGGCTGACGATCGTAATGTCCGCGCCAGCAGTGCCGTTCGACAGTACAACAAAGAACCCGACATTAAATCCCCACGGCGCAGCCGTCTGCGGCGATGGGTTCGACCGCGACACATCGATCACCGCAATCACCGTGCCAGTGGCGTCCAACCCATCATAACAAGTCATCGTCGCGCTCCCGGTCGCCACCGAGTTCACGGTGATGCCAGTAACCCAGCCAGCGCCGCTCCTGATCAATACGCTCGAGCCGCCAGCACTGCCGGTCAAATGCGACTGCGTCGCGCCAGGGTTCGGATTGGGCGCCATATACACCGGGATCGCCGCGGCCGGCGCCTGCGTGCTGCCAGGCGAGAACGACCCGTAGCTGGCATTGTCTACGCCCTGACCGCACCAGTCCGTGTCCGCTACCTCCGGCCACTTGCGCGCACTGTGCGGCGGATCCACCTGCGGATTGCGCAACCGGCATAGCCGCATTTTGGTCACGCCATCAAAGTAGGTCGCGAACGTCTGCCCATAAAAACACGTGGCACAGCTCCCGGTCGTTGGCGCTACGATCGTAGCTATAGCCTCAGCCACGGATCACTCCACGCATCGCACGATCGGCGATGCCATTAGGCTTGACGCCAGGATACGAAGGCGCCGGCTCAATCTTCCGCCAGATCCTCATCACCAGCCGCGTCAGCTCGCGCTCGCGCTCCTTGTTGCTTGCCTTGCCTCGCGCGCGCGTCAGCACGCTCGAGATAGTCCCACTCAAATTCGCGACCATGTAAAACCTGATACTCCACCCCGGCACACGCCATCTTATACCGCCGCCATACCCACGGCCGCACCAGCCTGCCATCGGCGCTGATGCCACGCTCCATCAAATAAATCGCCGGTACCGAATAACCGGTCAGCTGCGCTAGCTCCATCGCCCGCAGCTTGACCACATTGGTCCGCCACCACTTGGCCTTGAACGGCTCACGGCTCGAACTCTCCTCAATGATCGTCGGAAACTTCGGCTTCATCGCCCCAACACCACCGCCCACACCAAAACCGCACTCACGAACAAACATAACGCTACCAGCTCACTCAGATCCCGTAGCATCCCATCCTCCCAAGGTTTACATGCACTACAATAGCCGATACCATGGCGCCGTCAACCAGGGAGCACAGCAGCACTATGGACTGGATCCTCCGTACCCGTAAACGCTACCTGCCACCCTTCCGTATCGCCTACTCCCGCCGCCGCGGCGGCCGAGGTACCAAAGCCCCGCTCGTCATCCGCGACGCGCGCGACGTCATCGTCGCCTCCTTTACTAAATGGCCCTACGCCTTCGCTTGCCTCGAAGCCCTCCACCGCCAGGCCGGCCTCGTCCCACCCCACCCCGCCATCACCAAGCGCCGCTTTCAGCAAGACCTCTATACCCACCGCGATAAATATCCACACTCCCGCGTCATCCAAAAATATTGGAATATTACCGCAAAATATTGGGACCTTAACCGCAGCGAATTTAAAATCGCAGCCAAAGACGATTTTAAATCAGTAAAAAAGATAAAACCACGCTAATTCGCAGCCGACACACAATCGCAGCGAGATTAGCTACAATTCAGTACTATATATATCAATGACTTAGATTTTCTAGAGACATATAGAATATATCGATTTGATTTATTTTAAATCATATTTTCACACATCCCGTTTCCCCATTCATCAATCATATCAACACACTACAAGAATGTGTCTATAAAACAGTACATATTGATATTACCATATTAATATCATTGGCTAATCAGGCCATTATTGAGAATGATCCCGCCGAAGAGAGAGGGGGTATGGAAAACGAATAGTGTTGAGATTGTGGCGGGGATTAATTAAATTAATTCTTTTTTAATTCCAGGGTCGCGCGCGCGCGTAAGCTCTCTGAATCTGTAAAAAATTGAAATATAAATAAATATTTATTTATCTATATATATCAATGGTATTCCACCACACATCCGCGATCCCTATACTGACCTCCCCAACCGACCCCTCCGGGTGGCCTCTCGAGGCTGGCGCTTACTAACCTGCTTACTAAGGCCAATTAATCCAATCATATCAATGGTGCCGACATGTCTACCAAACAGATAGGCGCCCTGGCGGGGGCCAAAATAAAACTCGGGAAATACCCCGGGGTACCCTCGGTGGTAATTAAATTTTGTCCTCATCCCCTTGAAATTTCTGCCAAAGTATTTTCCTCTTTATCTAATATAAATCGACCTCTATTAGCTACAGTTTCCCGGTTTGTTCACGCCCACCGAAATGTCATTGTTATCAGATTTTTTGTCGTGTTGTGGTTTATCAAGGCGTTAGTATTTTTTGATAATTTACGTAAAAGTTGCGCTAAAATCGGCATAAAATCTAGGGATGCAGTTTCAGTGAAGTCGTTTAGTCGTCAGGCGCTTAGTAGAGTTGGTTTCTGGTTTCTGTGGTAGGGTGTGGTGATCACAGGAGGACAAGATGGCGGACATTGACGTATTGGATCGGATCGGGCGTTTGGAGCAGACGCTGCTGGTATTGGTGAGCATTGTGCACAATGGGGCGAATGAGGAGGGCAAGAAGGCGCTGGATGCGACGGGGTTTGCGAAGGCGTTAGGCGGGGTGAGTGGGGCGTTGCCGCAGCAAGTAGCGGCGTAGCCGGCTCCGATTGCTAGCGTAGCTGCGTGGTGGGGGCCTAAGAAAAGAGCCCCGGCGGGGCCGGGGCTGATACCACTGCTTAGGAAGGGAAGCGTGGTCTATCTAGCATGTTTTGTTTTTTTTGTCTCGTGCGGTGTGGGCTCGGGTGCCGGTTCCGGCGTTAATTCCACCGGTGGGGCGATCGACGCTGGTTCGGTATCGAGGCCGACGATGGTATCGTCGCCGCTTGGGAGCCAGTCGGCGGGCATCATTTGCCAGATTTCGTGTTGATCGGAGGTTCCTATTTGCATGCGGTATTGGTTACCTAGTTTTTCGACTATGGCCATATTCTACTCCTGTTCCCGTTTCGGGGCGCTGCCCCGTGTTAGATTTGATCGATGTCAAAGACTGTGACCAGTTTAGCCAGTGAGGCGTTGGCGTCGTGCAGCTATGACGACGAGACGCGGGATCTTGTGGTGACGTTCACCAATGGGCGATCGTACACCTTGAGGGATGTGCCTGACGAGGTTCATCAAGGTCTGGTGATGGCCGAGAGTGCGGGGGGCTATTGGCATGCGGTTCTCAAGGGCAACTACTGATGGGTAAGTTTGACCTTATTTCAACCCTGCGTGAGCATCCGGTCCTATTAGCGGTCCTGGTGGCTATTATTCTGGTTTTGGTTATGCTGATAGCCTACGGGGCTCAAAACGCATGCACGCCCTCCGCTGGCCGATTTGGAGGCATGCAGTGGGAAAGCCAGCGATCGGCGGCTGAGCTGCAGGGCGAGGGGCGGCGCTGGGCGGGGAGCTCGATGTGGGACTGTTTTACCCTGGGGTTTGTGCGGTGATGAATATCGTGAACACATCGGACCGATTTGCCGCGGATGTAGAGGGCTTTAAGCGGTAGACTTAAAGTGCCCAGTCTCCAATCCCGTGACACAGTCCGATCAGGACAATCGCAATGCGCGATTTGACTGATCGTGATACGGCCATCGCCTATCTGGGCCGCGACCGGCTGGCGGCGCATCAGATCCTGTTCCGGCATCGGCATCCTGATGTCACGCCGGAGTTTCATCGCCGGATAACGGCGCTGTGGCATTCGCGGCTGCCGCGCGGCCTGGTGATGGCGTTCCGCGAGGCGGGCAAGAGCACGATCGCCGAGGAGGCCATCATCGTCATGGCCTTGCTGCGCGAGTTCAAGAACGGCGTGATCATCGGCGAGAACGAGGCCCGCGCCGCGGATCGGCTGGCGGCGATCAAGTACGAGCTCGCCATGAACGAGCAGATCCGGTCGCTGTTCGGCGACCAGATCGGCGAGGTGTGGGGCTACGCTAAAATCATTCTGCGCAACGGCACGATTATTCAGGCGCTCGGTCGCCGCCAGGAGGTGCGCGGCATGAAGCATCTCGACACCCGGCCGGATCTGTTGTTCGGCGACGACCTCGAGAGCAAGGAGCATGTGCGCGACGCCGCGGCCCGCCACGACACGCTGCAATGGCTGTTCGCCGAGGTGATGCCGGCGCTCGACAAGAACGCCCGGGTCCGCATCCAGGCCACCCCGCTCGATCGCGAGGCGCTGCCGATGACCATCGCCGGCATGCCGGCGTGGGGGCCGGAGCGCCCGCAGGGGTGGAAAGTATTAAAATTTCCGATCAAGTATCGCAGCGGCGGCGCCGGTGACGACGACGCCTGGACAAGCTCGTGGCCCGGGCGCTATCCGCTGAGCTGGATCGACGGCCGCGAGGCCGAGATGTATCGGCTCGGCCTGCACCATGATTTTATGAGGGAGTATATGTGCGAGGCGGAAGACCCGGCCAGGAAAATCTTCACCGCGGGGATGTTTCACGTGGTGCCGCGGGTCCATGTCTGGCAGCCGACCTTTGCGTTCTACGATCCGGCGCGCACCGCCACCGAGACGAGCTCGTCTACCGGCTGGGCGGTGTGGTCATGGATTGCCAACCGGCTGGTGGTCTGGGACGGCGGCGGCGGGGTGTGGAAGCCAGATGAGATCATCGACCACATTTTTAAAATAAATAATACCTTCGGACCGGTGCAGATCGGGGTCGAACGCGACGGCCTGGAAGAGTTTTTGTTGCAGCCAATCCGCCAGGAGATGATTAAGCGTGGCGTTATACTGCCGTTGCTGCCGGTCAAGGCCCCCAAGGGCAAGGGCGATTTTATCGAAGGGCTGCAGCCATTCTTTAATGCAGGCGAGGTGGAGTTCGCCAAGGACATCCCGGAACTGCGCGCGCAATTTCTGTCCTATCCGACCGGCCGCATCGATGGTCCGAACGCGCTAGCCTACTGCCAAGTGATGCGGCCAGGGCAGCCGATTTACGAGAACTTTGCCAACTGGCACGCCGTCGAGAGCCTGCCGAAATGGGACCGCATCCCGATCTGGCTGGCGCTCAACGCCACCCAGGGGCTGACCACCGGCGTGTTGTGTCAACTGCGCGACGGAGCTCTCTATGTCCTGGCTGATTTCGTCCGAGAAGGCGACCCTGGCGCGGCACTTGAGAAAATTTATAACGCCGCAAGGCTTGAGGCTGATCGAGACATACGATGCATTGCCGGCAAGCAACACTTTGAGCAGTACGACATTGTCGGACTTCGCGGCGCAATGGCGCGACTGCCTCAAGAGCTACGGCGTGGAGGCCCAGAGCTGGACGGCCGCGAGGTTATTAGAGGACTTTTGCAGAGAACAGAACGAGGTTTGCCGTGTGTTGCGGTGGCACACGCTGCGCGTTGGACTCTTAACGGCTTCGCTTGCGGCTATGCGCGGGAGGTTACTCCTGCCGGCGTTGTTCGCGATGCCGCTCGACCCGGGATCTACCGCGTCCTGATGGAGGGGCTCGAGTGCTTTGCCGGATTACTGAAAATCGGTATGATCGAAGACGACAAGCCTGCCCGCTACCGCTACACCGCCACCGGCGAGCGGTATAAGACGATCCTGCCGGGCGCCAGTGAGCCGCGCGATGAAAAAGCAAACTGGATTGGCCGTACTAACGATATTCGCCGTTTTCGCTAGCCTGTTCGTTCTGACCAAACTGCAAGCCCAGGGCACCGGGGTGCTGGTGGTCGCGTCGTGCGGGGCGCAATCCTACCCGGTCGGCGCGGTGCGGCCGTGGACGATGACGACCGCGGGCGTCATATGCTGAAATATCTGCTTGCCGCGGTGGCGTTTTTTGTCGCGGCGCCGGCGCACGCGCAAGAAGCGGTGGTGATCTCGTCATGCGGAGCACCACCGCAACTGTATAGCGTCGGCGCGGTGCTGCCGCCGACCATGGATCCGACCGGGCATCTGTGCTCGAGCGGCGGTGTCGGCGGGGCGGTTTCTAGCGTGGCCAACATCGACGGCACACTGACCGTCACGCCAACCACCGGGTCGGTGATCGCCAGCCTGAACCAAGCCCATTCCAATACCTGGACCGTGGCACAGACGTTCCAGTCGGGGCTGACCTTTTCCGGCCTGACTACCGGCACGCAAGTGTCGTGCCTGGGCCTCAACGCTTCGAACCAAGTGGTCTTGGTCGCGGCGGCGTGCGGCACCGGCGGCACCGGCGCGGTCACCTCGGTCAGCAACGCTGACGGTTCATTGACGATAGCTCCGACCACCGGCGCCGTGGTCGCTAGCCTCAATACCGCGCACGGTAATAGCTGGAGCGTGCTGCAAAGCTTCGGTTCCGGCACGCTGTCGCTGAACGGCGCCACCTCGGGCAACGTGGTGCTGCAGCCGGTCGCTGCGGCCGGCACCAACAACATCGCGACCTTCCCGGCCAATACCGGGGTCGTCGCGGAGCTCAATCTCGCTCAGATTTGGACCGCCGGCCAAACATTCCAGGCCAACGTCACCACCACCGGGTCGATGACGGCCACCGGCCTGTCGGTCGGCACCCAGGTGTCATGCCTGGGGCTGAGCGCGACCAACAACGTCGTGCTGTTCGGCGCCGCCTGCGGCGGCCTGCCGGGCGGCCCGACCACCGCAGTGCAGTTCAACAACGGCGGCGCCTTCGGCGGCGATGCCGGCTTCGAATATGCCGGCAACGGCATCGTGATGATCACCTCGGCCAGCCCGATCACGACCAATCAGCGGTCGCTGCAGATCGTGCAAACCTGGAATAACGTGCTGACCACGTTTGACGCGCCACTGTTCTTGAGCGTCACCGACACCGCCAGCGCCGCCAACTCGCTGCTGATCGATCTGCAGGTCAACGGCGCTTCGAAATGGATGGTGTCGAAGGCTGGCATCGTCACTATTCCGGGCTTGTCGAGTGCCGGCACCCAATGCGTGCAAGTCAATTCCACCGGCACCGTGTCAGGCACCGGAGCACCGTGCGGCACCGGCGGTGGCGGCATAACCGGCAGCGGCATTGCTAATCAGGTCGCCGTGTGGAGCGGCACCAGCGCGCTGGCCGGGTTTACCGGGTTCACCTACGTCGACCCCGGTCAGCTGACGCTGAACCTCGGCAGCAGCGGCTCAAGCCTCAAGGCGGTCAATATCCTGGGCACTTGGACTGCGTCCGGCACTACCTATGACGCGCCGTTATTTATGAACATAGCGAACACGGCGAGCGCCGCCGGTTCGTTGTTGGCCGATTTCCAGGTCGGCGGCAGTTCGGTGTTTTCTGTCGGGCCGACAGTCACCACTTCAACGTCACCCGTGAATAATCAGTTTGTTGTCACTTCAGCCAATACAACCGCGACTTCCATCAACATCAACAATACCAGCACGGGCGGTCATTCGTTTGGCTTAAGTTCGACCGGGTCAGGCATTACCACTGGCGTTTTTGACATCTATGACAACACCAACAGCCTTCTGGTGTTGGCGGCGAGAACGCTGCCAAATATTGCGCAAATCGCAATGAACAGCACCAGCGTATTTGGCTTTACCAATAATACGACGTCTGCGGGCCTGCCATTCACCGGCAATTTTGACACGGCACTATTCCGCGATTCGATCACTGGCGTGCTCGGGCTGGCTAATGCGACGTCACCAACAACTCCGACCAGCATCAACATTTACAACACGACCGATGCGGTCGGCGGCAATGTGGCTCCGACCAATTATGAACGCTTGGAAATTGGTTGGACGGAGATTCTTAATGCCGTATTTATTGGCTCCAAAGCCGGTGGCACCGGGCAATTTCGCCCGATCTACCTGCAAGGTAGCCAGCTGCTTTTGGCCGACCCGATTGTCACTGTTGGTGCTCAGACCGCGTGCTTGGGGCTGGATGCCAACAACCAAGTTTGGAAGAGCGTAGGGGCGTGCGGGACCGGCGGCGGCGCTACGCCGGGCGGCGCTAGCTCTAACGTGCAGTTTAACAGCTCCGGGGCCTTCGGCGGCGATGGCGGCTTCACCTACACATCGCTCGGTCAGGTCACGATCGCGGGCGGCAGCGTGACCGCCAGCACCAAGGCGCTGAATATCACGCAGACCTGGAACAACAACGCGACGACATTTGACGCGCCGCTGTTTGTCGCCATCACCAACACGGCCAGCGCCGCCAATTCGAAAGTCGCCGACATTCAGGTCGGCGGCTCGAGCGTCTGGAGTATCGGCTCGGGCGGCCAGGTGATATCGGCATCACTGACGGGTAGCGGCAGCCGGTGCCTGCAGGCGAGCGCGACCGGCGCGGTGTCGACCACCGGCTCCGGTTGCCCGGTAGCCGGCGGCACCAATACCATGGTGCAGTACAACAGTTCCGGCGTATTTGCCGGAGACTCCGGTTTTACCTACACGACGCCGGGCCAGGTCGCGATTGCGACCGGTTCGATTACGACACCGCTGCGGGCCCTGAGTTTGACCCAGACCTGGAACCTGGGTAGCACAATTTTCGACGCGGCGCTGTTTGTCAATGTCACCGACACGCTGAGCGCCAACACATCAAAACTTGTCGATATCCAGCGCAACAGCACGACATTGTTCAGTGTCGGCAATTTTTCGTTCTTCCTCGGCGACGCCAACAATAATTCGATCCAAAGCAGCGGCGGCAATATAATTATCCGGCCGCAGACCTCGGGCGTGGTGTTCGACACCTCGGGCGGCGTCACCGCGGCGTTTATTGCGCCGCCGATATACCGGGCCGCCAACACCGGAGGCTTTGGCCTGGTGTCTGGCACCGACGCGACCGCGACCTCGCCCGATGCGTTGTGGTTCCGCGATGCTGCGATCGGCGCCATGGCCTTGGCGGATCAGAACGCCCCTACCGCGGCCACCGGGCTGCGGGTCTATAAAACCACCGACAACGTCGCCACCAATACCGCGGCAGGAAGTTTCGAGCGCGGCGCGTTCGACTGGCTGACCACCGTCAATGTCTTGACGATCGGCGCCCAGGCCGGCGGTACCGGCACCGTGCGCTCGGTCAATTTTGTCGGCGCCGGCTTCCAGTTCCCCAGCCTGATCAATTATACCGGCGCCACCACGACGACCCAGGTCGCGTGCCTGGGTCTCGATGGCAGCAACAACGTCACCAAATCGGGCGGCGCCTGCGGTGTCGCGGGCAGCGGCACGCCCGGCTCGCCCTCTGGCTCGCTGCAATATAATAATGCCGGTGTGTTTGGCGGCATTGCCGGTGTCACCACGAACGGCACGACCGTCACCTTCGCCGCCAATGACCTGCTGCTGGCCGGTGCCACATCTGGCACCACGATCATTGCCGCGACAGCAGTCGCCAGCGGCACGGCGACATTCCCCGCCAACACTGGCACAGTAATCGAGCACAACATCGTCGATCAGGCATTCTCCGGTGGCACGTTGCTGACAGCGTTCGCCAACACCACCGGCAACATCACGCTTGATTGCGGCAAATCGCCAATCCAGTACATCGCCAATACCGCAGCATTCATTATCACTGCGCCAGC